GCCGATCTGGGCGAGGCGGGTGTAGAGGTTGGGCAGGATGTTGATGGCCTGCGTCATCTCGGCCAGCGAATAGCCGCCAGCGTCGAAGGGATTGCGGACGAGGGTCATGGGGATGCTCCGGGGGATAATGGGGATCAGACGCCGTCGCGGGCGATGATGCCGACAGCGCCCAGCTGGCCGATCTTGGTGGTGATCTTCGCCCCGTCATCGACGGTGGCATCGTAGGCGAGGCCTGCGCGCGAGACGATGGCGGGGCCGCGGGCCACGACGATGCCCACGGCGTCCGCCAGCGTCGCATCGACGGCATAGAGCAGGACGGCCGAGGCAGTCTGCGCGCCATCAGTGCCGCCGCTGGTCGCGAGCTTGTACTTGCCGCTGGCCGTGATGCGGCCGAGGACGGCGCCCACGGGATAGGGCATACCTGCGAGCAGCGTCACCACTTCGCGGGTGTAGTTCGGGTTGACCTCATATTTGAGGACATCGCCCATGCTGGGCGGTTCCGTCAGGACGGGCATGATTCAGTCTCCGGGATGTTGGGGGATGGGGTGCGCTGCGCGATGACACGCGCGGCAGTGATCGGCGCCGGGGTCAGCGCGAGGCGGCGGCCGACTTCTTCGCGGCCGCGACGATGGGGCTTTCCTTCGCGCCCGTCGCTGGAGCGGTTGCGATGATGCCCGCGGCATCACTGCGCGCGGCAAGATCGGCGAGCACCTTGGCGCGCAGCGCCTCCGGCTTCACACCCTTGGCGACGGCATCCGCGGCGTCGATCTGGACGCCGAGGCGCGCGGCCTGTGCGCAGACCTGTGCGACCTCGGCCGCCTCCGCGCGGATCGCTTCGGGCGACATCGCGGCCGCCGCGGTTTGCGGCGGCGCGATTGCCGCGGGCGCGGCCGGTTCCGGCGGGGTGCTGGCAGCAGGCGCGGTCGCAGGCTGCGCATGGTCTTCTGGGGCAGTGGTCATCATCGGGCCCTTTCCTTTGGGGTTGGATTTGAGGGTGGTTGTGCCGCGGGGTGCGGCGGCGAAAGCGCGGAAGGCGGTGACGGGATCGGCCACCTCATCGGCGAGACCGGCATAGACAGCCGCCTCCCCGCGGAACACTGCCGCCTCGGTGCCTAGCGCCCGTAGGGTGTCGAGGCGGCGGCCACGACCCTCGGCGACGGTTTCGGCGAAGATCTGGCGCAGGTCTTCCAACTCGCCCGCGATCCGGGCGCGGACGGCCTCTGGCAGGGGCTGGTAGGGGTTCGCATCGACCTTGCGGGCTCCAGCATGGATCAGCGTGACGGCGATGCCCTTGTGGTCGAGCGCCCCGCTCATGTCGCTGTGCATGGCCACGACGCCGATGCTGCCGACGGAACCCGTGCGCGGCAGGACGATGCGGTCGGCCTGTGAGGCAAGTGCGTAGGCGGCTGAGAGGGCGTGGTCGGCGACGAAGGCCTGCACGGGCTTGGCCTGACGCGCCGCGCGGATGCGGTCGGCGAGATCAAAGGCCCCGGCCACCTCGCCGCCGAAGCTGTCGATGTCGAGGGCGATGCCGCGGATCGCCGGATCAGCGACGGCCGCTTTCAGCTGCGCCGCGATGCCCTCGTAGGAGGTGAGCCCGGAGGATTGCCCGATCCAGGCCCCGCGATGCACCAGCGTGCCCGCGATTTCGATGACGGCGATCCCGTCCACCACGGCGAAGGGCTGACTTCCGTTCCGCGCCTGGCGGCTGGTCAGGTCGTCGCCAAAGAGCGACGCCCGGGCGGGCAGGGTGGCTGCATTCTGCGCTTCGGCGGCGACTTCCACCCCTTCAACACTGACTTCCTGCCCGACGATCCGAGGACCAAGCCCGGTCAGCAAGGCCAGCGCCTTGGCGGGATCGACCATCAACGGCGTGTTGAAGACGCGCTGGGCGATCTGTGTGTGATGCATCATGCTTCCTCCGCGGGCCGTGGTTCCCGGTCCTCGCCGTCGTCTTCCTGATCGTTGGTGTCTTGCTGATCCTGCCGCTGGTCCTCGGCATCACCCGGCCCAGCACCGCCGCCCGCCGCCTGCGCCGGGGAACCCGGCCGCCGAAAGTCGAGACCCAGTTCCGCCTCACGCTTGCGTTCGGCGGCAATTTCCCGGTCGACCTGTTCGGCGTCGTATCCCCGCTCTGCGATGGCCTGCGTGCGGGATTTCAGGCCTGCTTCGATCTGCAGGATCTCGGCAGCGGCATCCTTGGCAGGGTCGATCCAGTCCCATTTCGTGGGAAGCCAGTCGCAGGCGAGGTATTGCCGCCGCTCCGCCGCATAGCCCGGCAGATCGATGGCCCCTGCCAGCACGGCCATATCCATCCAGCGCGTCCAGACCGCCCGGCAGAGCTGATAGACCATCACCGAATGCTGGAAGGCCGAGATGCGGCGGCGGAAATCCACCAGCGCGATCCGCGTGTTCGAGAAGTTGCCCTTGGCGGTGTCGCCCGTCAGATAACCATAGGGCACGCCCAGCGCCGCACCGATCTGCAAGAGAGTCCGGTACTGGAACGGCTCGTAGGTGCTGCCAGAGTCCGGCGTCGATGGCGTGGTGACATCCTCGCCGGGATCGAGCCGCACCACCTGGCCCGGTTCGACCTCCAGATCGTCCTCGGCCGGATCGAGCGCGGTTTCCGGGGCGGGGGAGGTGATGAACATGGCGAACATCGCCGCGGTTTTCTTCCGCTCGAGTTCCGCATCGTCGTAGAGGTCGAGGGTGAAGAGCTTCACCACCGCCGCGGCGAAGCGCGACACGCCGCGCAGCTGGCCCGCCTCGACAGGGTCCAGGATGTGGATGATCTCGGAGGCGGGCACACGCATCGTTTCCCCGGCCAGCCCCGGATCGGTCAGATCGCCCGGATGGCGGCGCAGGAAGTGATAGGCCACGCGGCGGCCGATCCCGTCGAATTCGATGCCGGCCCGGATCGACCCCGCGCCGGGCAGGGCGCGGGTCAAGTCCTGGGGCAGCATTTCCGAGGGCAGCATCTGCAGCTGCATTGGCACGGTAAGCCCATCTTCGGGGCGCCGCGCGCGGATGCGCAGGAAGACCTCACCCGCCAGAAACACCTCTCGCGCGGCCCGCCGCTGCAGTCCGAAGAAGTCGGTCAGGCCCTCGGCATCGGCTTCGTCGGTCCAGGCGAGCCAGAGCTTTTGTAGCTCCTCCTTCTTCGTTGCATCGGCGATCTTCGACGAGGGCTTGATCCCGTCACCGACGACATGGTTCGCGAAGGCGTCGACGGCGTTCGCGGCATATCCGTTGTTGCGCGCCAGCCAGCGGGCGCGGGCGGTGATGGTCTCGCCCGAGGCGGCGATCAGTGTGTTCACATGCGCCCGCGTGGCACGGAACCCGCGCATGCGGCGATGCGACTGTGCGGCGTCGAACCCGCCGATGATGGATCCGAGCCGCGCGCGGAAGGCATCGAGGACCATGGTCACAGCCCCTTCGTGGCCACGGTGCCCCAGCGGCGACGGCGAGGCATGGCGGCGGCCACCGCGATACGTGCTTCCAGATCGCGGATCGCCGTGGCCAGTTCGGCATCCGAGCCATAGGTCACGGTCTTGCCGTCATAGCTGACGCTGCGCAGCCCGGCGAAGCGGGCCTCCTGCAGTGCCGTGAGCAGGGCCTGCATGCGCTCCAGTTCCATCAGTCCCTCATGAAGTTCGGGGTGTAGACCCGCCGCTTCCGGCGCGGCGTGGTCAGGGTTCCGGCCCTGGGCTGGGCCGGATCGGGGGGCGCGGGATCGCTGGCGGCGGCCGCGGGCAGGCGCGTTTCCACGCTTGCCTGCGCCTCGAGCCGCCGCCAGGTCGCCTCGTCCCAGCGGTCGGCGCCGAGGATCCAGGCGGCGGCGCGGGCATAGACCCGGCAGTCCAGCGCCTCGTTCCGCTCGCGCATCTTTTGCCATTCCTGATGGGCATAACCGCGCTTGTTGCGGATGGTGACCAGCTGCTCGGCCACCAGCTGCTTCAGCCATTCGGTGTCGGCCCAGCCGGGCAGGTGGATCGTGCCGGGCGCGTCCAGCACGCCCAGCGCTCGGTCTTCGTCCGAGGGGCGTTCGACCCGCAGGAACCGGTAGGTCTCCGCCTTGAACGTCGCCGTGGCCACCGACCAGAGTCGGGCCCCGCGACGGAGGCGTTTGCCGCCGATGGTCGCATCGACGAAGGTCGGGCCAGAAACGGGGGCCGAACGGTTGAAGCCTTCGAGGCCCTTCAGGGGCGCCACCTGTTCGAAGCCTACCTTGCGAGACCACGCATAGACCGCCGCGGCTTCGTATCCGGTGTCGATGCCCAGCCGCGCCACAGTCATGAAGGCGCCGTTGGCATGTTGCCAGCTGCGCCCGAGCAGGGCGGTGAGCTTGTCCCAGGCTTCTGGGGCGTCAGGCCCGCCCGGAATGACGATGTGATCAACAAGCCAGGACTCGAGCCCCCGGCCCCAGGCCCAGATATCGACCTCGATGCGGTCCCTCTGGACGTCCGCCCCAGCGGTCAGGAACAGCCCCGGCACAGGCACGGTACCCGGCTTCCACGCCTCGCGCCGATCCGCCAGCCGTTGCCACTCCGGCGCGTCGCCGCTCTCGACCCATGTCTCGCCCAGAAGCGTGTTGCGCGCTGCGCGCAATGTCTCGTCCGACCCTTGGGCCGCCAGCCATTCCCGCGCGACGTCGGACCAGCTTTTCCAGCCCAAGGGCGAATAGAGCGCCGAGAGGTGGAAACCGATGGCCTTCGGATCCTTGGACACGGAGGTCGCCCGCCATTCCCCCTTGGCCAGCATTTCGGTCTTGTGGTGCTCGGCGATGGGACGCTCGCAGCCCTCGCAGTGATAGGCGGCGGTTTCCGGTCGGCCCTTCGCCCAGCGCAGCCGGTCGAACTGCAGCCATTGCATCGTCCCGCAATGCGGGCAGGGCACGAAGTAGCGCCGCTGGTCCGATGCCTCGAACTCGCGCTCGATCCGGCTCAGCCCCCGGATCGTCGGGGTCGAGACCATGAACACCTTGCGCCGGTGCGAGAAGGTGGTGGTCCGGGCCTCGGCCAGCGTGACCGGATCGCCCTCCTCGTCGGCCGAGGCCGGAT